AGGTTCTCTACGCCCTGGGCAACCTGGGACTGGCGATGGACCATACCGCCCAGACGGCTCTGGCGGCTCACGTTCCCGCCTGGGCAGAGGCGGTAAGGGTGTTTACTCCCTCGGGTCCTCCCCGCCGGCTTCCACCCCGGCTCATGCCCCACGTGGCGCCCCGGGTGCCCTCGGCACCCCATAGCAGCCAGGGCATTAGCGTCTGGGGCGGGAACATGGCAGCCGCCAAGGCAGTGGGGGAGAAGGCCCTTCACGCGGATGGTCGTTCTCATCCCGCCGCTGAGGCTCGGTTCAACAAGGTCGGGAGACTGCTCGCGGAGGGGCAGCGCGGGGTGGATCTACCGACTTGGTCGAAGCCACCAAGTGATCCTGAGGCGAACTTGAGGGCATCGATCAACTACCGGATCGACAAGCCCTCCAGGCGAGCCGGCTTCATCCAGGCCGAGGTGTACTCGGACAACTACTACGCGGGCTTCGTGGACCAGGGCTTCGACCACGGACTGGAGCCGGTCTGGCGGATCACCGGTCCCAACAACCGCAAGGTGAGGCCGCTGCCCAAGTGGATCGAGCTCTACGCCAACATCGATCCAGAGCAGCTCGGTGACTACGCGTTCACCCACCTGGAGACCGATTCCCGGTTCGGGGACGAGGGCTCCGTCGCCGGCTTCACCTGGGACACCTTCACCCAGATGCTCGGCTGGGGTGGCGGCTCCGCGGTCACGTTCATGGAGCGCCACCACTCACTCAGGCAGCCGGGGGTGCACTTCTTCGAGAAGGGGACCGCGGCCTGGCTCTCGGCGACCGTTCCCAAGTGGCGTAACGAGGTCAACAGGATCATGCAGCGCTCCTTCGATGAGGGCCTCCACTGGCTACCTCAGGAGAAGCAGCAGCGGGTCAGGGCTGGCATGGGTAGGGCTTCTGGTCGATTCGCGACGAACAGGTTGTCATAATGGCTGACGCCTCCTTCCAAGAGTCCACCTTCCTCCTGCTCGACCGAATGGAGCGGGACGTTGCCGCGCTGAAGGAAGCCCTCCGGAGCGCGGACGAGTACCTGCTCTACGCCCAGCAGCGGGTACAGGAAGTGGTACAGGAGAACGGGCCGGGAGTTCCCGGAATCCAGATCGTCAACCAGATGCCCCAGTCGATTGGCCTCTCGGCCACCTGGGTCAACGAGCAGTTCGTCGTTACGGTCACCCATCGGGGCGCGGAGTTCGACCAGCTGCTTGGCCCCAGTGGGACGGCTCACCTGGAGATCGGACAGCCGGCATGAACTCGTATCATGACGTCCGCTCGGTCCGCTCCTGGCTCACCCAGCTCTACCCGGACGTGGACATCCTGGTGCAGCGAAACCAGCAGTCCAAGTCAAAGAAGTCGTACTTCTTCCTCCAGGACGTTCGGGAGAAGTACGAGGATACCGGATCGGCGTTCTTCAACACGGTCCGGAGCATCAACATCCACCTGATCACGGAGGGGAAGACGCCCTCCAATCCCAACAGCACCGACGCCTACTGGAAGACGAACCAGGTGCTCAGCTTCCTGAGGGACAAGCTGCTCAGGGAGCGGGTTGTTCCCCAGTTCATCTTCAACGAGCCCTGGTATCCTCCGGTGGCCTGGACGAAGCCGGGAGGTGCTCACGTAGCAGGGACCTACGAGCTCGCCTGTACCTCGGTCGACCGGTACAACAAGGAGAGCTTGCTCTCTAATCCGGTGACCATCGAGTTGCAAAACGGGGACAAGCTGTACCTCCAGCTGACCAACTGGCCGCTGGGGCACCCGCTGGACATCAAGCACGTGATCTATACCCGGGCCACCCCTACCAGCGCTTGGAAGGCCATCGCGGAGATTCCCGCCAACTGGAACGACCGAGGAAGCCAGACGATCGAGCTGCTCAGCTTCGCTACCATCGTGCCGGATCAGAGCCCACCCCAGACCTCCAAGCAGTGGATGGGGCACCTCAAGGTAGATACCGCGACCATGACCATGATGGAGTCCGTCCAGGTGGACGACTCCTTTCACGGCTTCGTGGCACTGTCTTTCCGGAGCAGAGCACCCCAGCGCTTCCGAACGGTTGCCCCTGTCAACTCCGTTGGTACTACAATCGTCGTTAGCTAGGCAAGAAGGAGAATCATGAGCGACAAGGACGACCAGAAGACGGAAGCCCCCAACGCGAACGACCCCGCACCTGAGGGCGACGCGCCGGCAACCGCGCTGGAGACCCAGGCCCAGCAGGCGCTCGAGGCGGCTGCCACCAAGGGCATGAGCAAGGAGGAGCGCCAGGCTGCCCGAGTGACGGCCGCCAACGCTCAGAAGGAGGAGGCAGGAGTGCCGGCCCAGACGGCCGAGGACTCCGAGATTCATCTCGTTGAGGACCTGATGAACGCCTCGGCGCCGATGTTCGGTGTTCCACCCGAAGTGGTCGCGGGAGCGGCCCACGCAGCGGGCCTCGAGATGACATCCGAGGTGACTCAGGCCGACATGGCCGGGCACATCAACGCCTTTATGGCTCAGCCCGCGTAGGAGTAGCAGATGTCCGCAGCAACCTGGAACCAGTCCGACGCGCAGAACAACGCGACTCGTCCTGGCATCTACATCAACTTCATCGGTGCCGCGCAGTCCGCGGTTCAGGTCGGTGCTCAGGGGACGGTGGCCATTCCGGTCACGGCCGACTGGGGCCTCCTGAACGGCATCACCGACATCGAGGCCGAGGGGTCCATCCCCGATGCCTTCGGGACCGGTGGCAACGCGAGCCTGCTGATCAGTCAGGCGCTTCGGGGCGGGGCCTCCAAGGTCCGCGCCTTCCGGATGGGCGTCGCGGGCAGCGTTGCCAAGGCCACGCTGGTCCTGAACGACGTTCCGGTGGCGCCGGCCAACACCCTCACCGCGAAGTACGAGGGCGCCCGCGCCAACGCCTTCACGGTCAAGGTGGCCGTCAACGCGGTCGACGCCACCCGCAAGGACGTCTCGATCATCGAGGGTGGCAACACGCTCGAGGTCTTCACGGTCCTGGACAACACCGATCTCACCAACCAGATCGCCGGCAACGTCTCGGGCATCAACCCCTCGAAGTACGTCACCTGCGTCACCACCGGCACTGCCAACCGGGCGCTGGCGAACCAGGCCGGCGCGCTGATGGCCGGGGGCAACTCGGGTGGCTCAGTGACCACCACCGAGTACAGCGCGGCGCTGACCGCGCTGGAGGTCTACGACTGGAACCTGTTGGTTCCCGGCGACACGGCCTCTACCGCCATCCAGGCGACGGTCAGGGCGTACATCGTCCGGCTGAGGGACGAGGGCCACAAGGCGATCGCGGTCATGGGTGGCCAGTCGGTCGCCGGCATGAGCGCGGCGGCCTTCACCACCGAGTTCAACACCATGGTCGCCAACGCGATCTCCACCTCGACCGGCAACCATGAGGGCGTCGTCCAGGTCTTCCCGGGCATCGTCGACGAGCTCAGCAACGTGAGCCTCTCGGGTGCCCAGTCGGCGGCCAGGGTCGCCGGCATGATCGCCAAGAACGGCTTCACCGGGTCCATCACCAAGGAGGACACCGGCGCGGCGAACGTTACCTACCGGATGGTCAACGCCGACATCAAGAAGGGCCTGCAGAACGGCCTCTTGATGCTGACCGTGGACGGGGACCGAGCAGTGGTCGAGTCGGGCATCAACACCCTGACCACCTACACCACCGCCAAGCCCCGCGACTTCCGGAAGATCCGGCTCATCCGCGCCAATGACGCGGTGGCCCAGACCCTCGACGACTCGCTCAGCTCCTTCGTGCTGGGTGAGACCAACAACAACGCAGTCGGTCGGAACTTCGTCCTCAACCTGATGGTAGAGGCGCTCGATGTCTTCCGCCAGGCTGGCGCCATCGACGCCGGCTTCACGGTGGGGCCGGACGTCGCGCGCAACCTTGCGGCGGATCCGGACGAGTTCTTCGCGGAGGTCAGCTACACCCCGATCGACTCGATCGAGAAGATCTTCATCTCCTGCAAGGTCCTCTAGGAGGGGATCGCATATGCCGAATCAGATGATCCCGGAGTACACCATCCTCGGTTCCTTCGGGGAGCTGTACGACACCGAGGGCAAGTTCATGTCCAACATCCAGGAGATCTCGGTTTCGATCCAGATCGACCGGCAGGACATCATGATGAGCGGCTCTCGCCGGGTGGGGTACAAGTACACCTCCGTCCGGGGAGAGGGCTCGATGCGCGGGTTCAAGGTCAGCTCGACCATGGCTCGCCGGATCGCCTCCGTCATGCGCAACGACCGGGCCGCCCAGTGGGTCGGTACGATCCGCTGCGTCCTGAACGATCCCGAGTCCATCCAGGACTCCTCGGGTGCTCCTCAGCGCGAGGAGATCAGTCTCGAGCGCTGCAAGTGGTGGGGCGTCAACCTCGGGTGGGCGGTCAACCAGATCGTGGAGGAGGACACCCCCTTCACCTTCCAGAACATCCGCTGGCTCGACGCGATCACGGGTGACGGCGAGACCATCACCCAGCCGCCGAGCACCCCGTCCAACGTCTGGCCGAACGACGTTTCTCAGATCCCGGCGGTTCCCGAGACGTAGATCAGCCCACTAAGCCCACGAAGCACGAAAGAGAGATGACATGAGTGATACCCCGAGTGACCCTCCGGAGGGAGGCGTCACCACGATCGTGCCACCGGGTTCCGAGGCCCGGGAGGCAGCCCAGCCCTACACCGAAGAGGTGCTGGACATCGACCCCGAGGTCGCCGAGCGGCGAGGAGGGCCGGAGCAGGAGGTCGCCCAGGTTCGTGAGACCCTGGGAGTGACCGAGAACGTCGATCCGCTTCAGGCCCTCCTCAACGCCCCGACCGGTCCCCAGACGGGAACCTGGTTCTGCAAGCGCCTCAACGTCAACTTCCAGATCAAGTCCCTGGACAACGACGTCTACGGCAAGGTCCAGGAGGAGTCCACCCGGTTCGTCCGGAACCGCCGGACTGGCCGGATGGAGAAGGACATCGACTCCCCCACCATGAGCATGCTCGTCTGTGCCTACGGCACGACTACTCCCAGCTTCACCAGCCAGACGGTGCTGAAGCGGTACAACGCCGCCTCGCCCCGCCACGCGGTGAAGGCGGCTCTCCTGCCCGGTGAGGTGGACAAGCTGGCGGAGAAGATCCTCAACCTGTCCGGCTACGACGAGGAGGATGACCTCGAGGAGGCGGGAAAAGACTGATCCGTTCCCACGGGGAGGCGGCGATGTTGGCCCTGATCTTCACTGAAACGGGCCGGTTCCCATCCGAGATTCGCAGCCTTCCCCGTGGCGAGCGGGCCTTTCTCTACGCCGCCTTGAAGGTCAAGCACGAGGAGAACAGTAAGAAGTAGCCATGCCCCGAGTTCACTTCAACATCGACTCGACCGAACGTGTCGGACCCAGCGTAAACTCTGCGGTCCGGCACATGAAGCGTTTCTCTGCCGAGACGCTTCTGACTGGTCGTGCCGTGGAGAGGTCCACCAACCGGATCCACAGCGGCTTCAGTCGGCTGACTCGGTTCATGACTCAGCAGCTTACCGGCACCATCCGTTCCTTCTTCTACGGCCTGAGGATGGGGGTGGTCGGAGCCGGCGTTGCGGTCAGCGCCTTCGTTGTTACGTCCCTGAAGTCATTTAGGGACTTTGACAAGAAGTTGAGGGAGACCACCGCCCTCTTGGCGGGCTCCGGTGGTGGCAAGAACTCGCTGAAGGGCGCGTTCAAGGAAGCCGAGAAGAACTACAAGGACTTTTACAAGACCATTCTCCAGATGGCTCCCCAGATGAGGCGGACGCCCCAGGAGCTTTCGAGCGGCCTCTACGAGCTTGTCCAGGCCGGCTTGAAGGGTCCGGCAGCGAAGCGGCTCCTCAAGCCAGCTGCCATGGGCGCCACCGCGGGTGGCGGCACGGTGGACGCCTCGTCCCGGGTGCTCGTTCAGATCATGAACGCCTTGAGGATGGGGACCAAGCAGAAGGGCTCTGGCAAGGCTGCCCAGGGTGTGATGGACCAGATCTTCCAGGCCATCAACCTCGGCGTCGGCGTCGACTTCACCGGCATGTCCAGTGGCATCGGTAAGTTCATCGGCGCGGCGGGTACGACCTTCAAGGGTGGTAGGAAGGGCGGCTCTGACTCCCTCAAGCAGCTGCTCGCCACCTACATCTTCTCGACCCAGCAGGGCGCCCGGCAGGCGGACGTCGGCGTCGGTATCCAGGACGTCATCAAGACGATTGCGAACCCGTCGGCAAAGGGAGCTGGGTTCGCGAAGAAGATCGGCCTGGGTAGTCTCGGGTCCTCCTTCCTGGAGAAGCACGGGTTTGTCGGCTCCCTTCAGGTCATCATCGCCAAGATGAAGGAAGCCGGCTATACCGGGGCCAAGCTGAACGACGCGATCGGCAAGCTGTTCGGGGACGTCCGGGGTCGCCGCATCGTCAGCTACGCCACCAACACGGCCATGGTGACCGAGGCACTCAACGCCATGGACTTGGCGACGGGCGCCACCAAGCGGTCCTTCGACGAGCAGGGTAAGAGCCTTGATGCTGCCGCCCAGAAGTTCAAGAGCTACTGGGAGACGCTCAAGATCGGCCTCGGTGGGGCGACTGCTCCCTTCGCGATCAAGGGTATGAGCGCGATCGAGAATGTCCTGGGTAACGCCGGGGTCATTGGCCGAGGACAGGATCTGCTCGAAAAGGGTCGCGGCATGGATGCCGACAAGCGGGCAGCTTGGCGGAAGAACCTTGGACCTGAGGATCAGGTTGCGTACAGCCAGGCCCAGCAGTGGAACAAGAATGGTATTGGCGGCAAGATCAAGCAGGTCGGTAACTCGGCTCTCTCGAGTCTCTCCGCCTGGTGGCGAAACCCCGCTACCCAGTCGAAGTTCAACTCTGCCCTCCAGAGCATGATCCAGCGGTCCTTCTCCTTGCTTGGAGCGGGCATTCGGACCATCCCCTCGATCTACACCTTCGGCAGGAGGGTGGCCGGTGAGATCCTCCGAGGAGTGGTAGACGGGCTCAAGGATGCAGCTGGTGGTGTCCTCAGCTCGGTGATGGGTGGCGGTGGAGGCGGAGGAGGTCTGGGCGGTGCCCCTAGTAACGGCTTCGAGGCGGTCGCGGGTGGACTCCTAGGGGTAGGGATCACTCGCATGGGCCGAGGGCGAGGCAGGGGTGGTATGGGCCTCGCCGCGGGCGCTGGCGCGATGGCCGCGGGGCTCCCCGCTCCCGTTGCTGCCATGATCGCCCTGGCACCCATGTTGACAGGTAAGATCGGGATGGGTAAGTCCAAGGCGAGCGCGCTCGCTGATCAGATGGTCCAGACCATGAACGTCAAGGCCACGACCGTTCACCTCGCCGGCGGGATTACCGGTGGCGGTGGGGGTGGCGGTGGCCGGATGTTGAGGCC